TGGTAACCACGATTGCAGAGGTGAAAGACTTGAAAGTTAATGGGATAGGGACTTATCCTGGGTTTACATACAAAGCAGAGACACACCAGGGTATGTGTGGTTCTATGGTCTTTTCCACCGGTCGTAATCCAGTTTTAATTGGAATGCATACAGCTGGAGACATAAAGAACGGTATTGGTGCTGCAATGTTGATGACTCGTCAGAAAGTGTATGAGTCTAAGCAGATGCGTGAGGAATATATAAACGTTGCTGAGACTACGCCCTTGAGGGATGAGATTTACAATGTGAATGTGCAGACTCAGCCTGAGGCTCATGAGAGGAATCCAATTCATTTTCTGGAGGATGATGTGAATATTGAGGTAGTTGGTCAGACCAGTTTGCCTCGAGCACGTTTTAAGAGTGAGATAGTCACATCGTGTATCGCTGAAAAATTGAAAGATGTTTCTGGAATTGAGGATACCCATACTAATCCTCAAAAGAAAGCTGCCACTCCATCACGACATCGCCATATTACGACTTGCGGTGCGGTTTTGCCACCAGCCAATCCTTGGTTGGTGAAGATGGCTTTGGAGGATTTCAAATTGAAGCTTGGTGAAGCTGTTTTCTCTGAGGGGAGCCAATTCAAAGAGTTTGTACATGTGCTCAATTATGAGGATGCACTTAATGGTGTTCAGGGAGTCCGAGGATTTGATCCTGTTAATCCCAAAACATCAATGAGTTTCCCTTTGACTGGTGCGAAATACAAATATTTCGTTGAAAATGCTCTTAAGGAGGAGATGGGTTTTGTGACATCCAAATTTGTACGTCGCATTGAGAAAGAGGATGGTACAGTTGAATATTCATATGAACTTGAATTTGATCCTGAAAAGGCAGATGTACGCGCAGAGGTAGATAATATCCTTGAATGGTTCTACGAAGGTAAGCGTGTTAATGCCATCTTCCGTGCTAATTTGAAAGATGAACCAGTTACATTTGAGAAGGTAGCAAAGAATAAGATCCGCATTTTTGCTGGGGCGCCAGTTGCATTAGTTATTGTAACTCGCATGTTGACTCTACCCTTAGTGAGTGCTATGTCTAACTTTCCTGCAGAATTTGAGAGTGCAGTTGGTGTTGATGCAGCAGGTAAGGATTGGGAATATATTTCAGAGATACTTACTAGTAAGAGCGGTGGTCGAAGATGTGGTGATGGTGATTACTCAGCATTTGATATGAGGCTTAGGCCAGAAATCCAGAAGGCGGCTTATGAGTTGCTAAAATGGTGCTTGTTGAAATGTGGAGTTGACCCAGATTTGGTGAGATTGGTTGATGGACTAGCAACAGAAAACTTATATCCGATCTTTGATGAAGATGGATTGTTAGTAAAGATGTTTGGTCCAGGTCCGTCGGGGCATGGATTGACTGTTATCATCAATGGATTTGGGAATTGTTTGATGATTCGGTATGCATATTATGCGATGCATTTTGTCGCTCGTCAAGGTAAGTTGTATTTGGGTGAAATTCCACTATTCCATGAAAATGTTGCTTTAATTACTTATGGAGATGACAACAATTTTGATGTCTCTCCAGAGGAACCATTGTTCAATATGATGAGTGTGGAGGTAGAGCTTGCCAAGATTGGCCATGTGTATACTGATGCTACGAAGCATATTTCCACCGTCCCGTTCAAAACCATAGATGATATGAGTTTCCTCAAACGTTCATTTCACAAGCATCCAATACTTGGTAAGCGTGTGGGGGCTTTGGAAGTGGAATCAATTCATAAATCACTGTTGCTTACACGTAAGGCCCGTAGGGGTATGGTAGAATCTGCAGCACAAATTTGTGCTGCTAATATGTCTGCTGCTTTGGGGGAAGTTTTTCTCCACGGGCCCGAAATGTATGAGAAGTATGTGAAATGGTTCGATCAATTGGTTGATGTGAGAGATAGTGAAGGTCACAGAGTCGGTGATTACTATAACCCACCTTCGATTGAGGATTTGATTGCGCGTTATGAGAATACTTCTTGTTGTTATCGTGAGGTGCAGAAATTCCTCAGGCCAGCCGAGGACTTGATTTGCCAATCTGGAATTTTGGATGATGATGATGAGTTGCGAGAACTACTTGCAGACATAGATTGGGATGACGATTACATGATGACACAGGATGACTCACTCCGA